CACCGCCCGTGCCATTCGTTCCCGGAGTTCCTTGGGCCGTGGTGCCATTAGCACCATTGCCACCACCGCCGGTTGCTTGCCCACTTGCGTTCCCCCCGTTATTGCCTCCTCCGCCACCTCCGGCTCGTTGAACCGCAGATCCGGTTATAGAACTCGTGACTCCAGCGCCACCGTTTCCCCCGACAGGGGTGGCACCGTTTGCTCCCACGGCTGATGCACCACCGCCGCCTCCGCCGTCTGCTCCACCCGCATTGCCGCCTGCAAAACCTTGACCTGCTGTTCCTTGACCACCCACAGATGATGAATACATCGAGCCACCGCCCGAACCACCCTTGGCTCCTGTTGGGTATGGCTGTGCTCCAGCACCACCAAATCCTCCACCAATAGACGTTACAAAAGTAAAATTAGAATCTCCACCGTTAGTTCCATTACCAATACCGCCAGTTTTCCCTACCCCGCCTAGCCCAACGGTAATCGGGTAAGTGCTCTTAGTGAGAACAAGAAGGTTCTCTGCCGAAGCACCACCGCCAGAAGGCTCACCGACAACATTAGAACGATACCCACCAGCACCCCCACCAGCATTTGCTCCTAAAGAACCGTTTCCTCTACCAGACGCTCCGCCTCCGGCGATCACGAGGTAGGTGCAAGGGGCATACAGCGATGAAGGCGGAGCAAGTAGACCACTCCCACTAAACGTTGACATTGCCATTAGGAAATCTCACTCAAAAATGCAGTAAAGTTGCAGGTCGCTGCCGACGAAGACACGCGAATAAATTTTGCTGCTGGCATCGTAATACCAAGAGTCAACGCAACGGTGTCGTTACCGGCAACCGCAGCATCATAAACAAGGAACTCGCTTGCTCCCGGTGTACCTGCCGTCGCGTCCATGCCCACCCGGACAGTAACAGCAGAACCAGTCTGGTTCGTAATGACAAGTGAAGAAACTACCGCTTCTGTGGAAGAAGGTGTTGTGTATAATGTTGCGAAAGTTCCGGTACTTGCAGTACCCTGAACCTGTGCGAATTTGTATGCTGTTGCCATGCTATGCTCCCATCAGAAAGAAAACGTCTTGTAGTCCTGCGCCGCCGGATGAACCACCGATGCCTGTCCAAGCGGAACCATTCCACCCGAAATATAATTTTGTGTCTGTTTCATAAATAATCTCACCAGCAGAAGGACTCGCAGGACGAGAAGAAGAAGTAACAACAGTTACGTGTTTAACCGCTGTGTTGTCGTGAGTGTTTGGCTCTTGAAAATCTCTAGCCGAAACGCCATGCTGTACCACCGCGCCAGCACTATGTGTGCTTGCAGAGGTGCCATCAGAAGCACGAGTCATAGTGATCGTGGTACCTGAACGTCCTGTAACTGTAACTAACTCTTCAGTTGACAGGTCTGTATCAATAATAAGAGTGTATGGGTAGGATGAGGGCCATCCAACTACCGCAGCAACCGCCATGGTTACAGCAGAAGATGTTATGTCCCCAGCCAAAGTGGTCCTTTTTGCTATACTAGAATAGTATCTCGATGCCATTGTTTATTCCTTACCTAGTGTAGTGCGAGCGAACGGGGAAATTGGTTTGCATTGATTTGGTTTCTTCCGCAAGACGCACTTGGTACATTTGCAGTAGGTATTTAGACAAAGCACTAGATGACCCTACGGGTCGTTGCGCTGCGGAGAAGTCTGCTTGAGCAGACTGACCGGACAGTTGTGCTGAATCGAAGAACGGAACCAGCCTAAAGGCTGCACCGAAACGAACCAGATCTTCACACGATGCAGGTAAACCTGTAACCGTAGTAAAAGTATCATTGTCGTTTACTAAAGCAGAAGGTTCCTTTGTGAAAGTAAACTTCATTTTACGTCCCGGTGTTATGGAATCATAGATGCTCACAGAAACACCCGTTGAGTAAGCGTCGGTAGAAGCATGCTTGTCAACACGGAAACGTCTAATAGGTAGCCATTCTTTAGAAGGGCCAGTTGTTTGCCACGACACTTGAAGAACATCCAAAGCCCCAGCGGGCATTTGATATGTTGTTGTTGCCGGAGCAAAAGTTATTTCAGTGGTTCCTACTGCAAACAGTTCAGGATACACTGACTTGATTGTATCATTGATTCCCTGTCCAACCATTTTTCTAGGAAACATTGGGGAAGAAGTAACCATTGTTCCGCTAGCGTGAGACGCTGCGGTAGAAGAACGGTAACCACGACCATAGGGAGGGAGGATGACGCTACCTGACTGTTGGTCAACAGAGTCAATCCACACAAGTTCGTTACCAATCTCCGCTATGCCGCGAGAGATAGAAGTAACGTCAGCGATGTTCATAGCCACAGCAGTACTGTTAATAGCCGCAGTAATGTAAGTCACTTGATCTTGTTGAGTTGTGTATCCCTGCAAGTGCAGGAGAGTGTCGTCAATCATTTCGTTAAAGGTTGTCATGCTGAACTCGCATTCAAAAACTTAACAGTATTTTTGTTTACAACCATGTTAGCGGGAGGGTCAACGTCAGCATTGTACGGACGGCCTAGTAACCGTGATGCTGATTCTGCTTCACGAATCTTAGTAATAGTTGTTCCTTCTGGCTGGATACCATTGACCCTAGCCGACTTGTATGCGGAGAGTTCCTTCTTAACGTCACTGGTAAATGGGTTGTTCATGGTTGCAGCGACACGGACGTTAGCGTCCTGAAGACACTGAGCATAACTATCATGGTCTTTTGTTTTACATCCAGTTCTACAATTCATGTTATTCCTTAAAGGTTTTCTATAGTAATCAAGTTGGCGTAGCCAGCATTTGTCACAGCAGTCACTTCTGTTGAGGTTAGTTCATAACGGTGACCACCAGCAAAATAGTAGTCAGAGTCTAAAGTGTCTGATTGAGCCACGAAGTCTCCTAGGACTCCGGTAGTTCCATTGATAATTAGTGAGATACCTGAGGTTATAGTGTAACGGCTTAGCAACCGATCCTCGGTGTAGGTGTACTGAGCGGTAGGTAGCACAAGCACGTTTAACGGCTCATACAGCGACGCTGAGAGGTTCGCAGTGCTTGTTAGTACCCTAGGGACCAAGTGCCTTATCATCGTCTCAGATGCAGTTATCCCGGATTGAGCGGAAAGGACAACATCTGCAAAGATAAGGTTGCTAGAAGTTGCTGTCATGTTAGAAGCACCAGCCACAAGAGCCGCCGCTGCGTTAGATACATTCGGCACAACCACCATGTTTACTTCAGCAGACAAAGTAGAAGCAAACTGATTTCCAATGGTGATTGTGGCCGTCATCCCAGAAGCAACTGACAAAGCAGACGTTGCTAAGGTAGTAACATTAGCCGCACTCGTCATGTTCGATGCAGCACTGAAGTCCGCTACACCGTCAAAAAACTGGGGAAAACCCAGCCTAAATACAACGCCCTTGGTTACGTCTTGCATTAGGACAGCGTAATGTCAATTGCACCTGAAGCAAACTGCACCGTGTCGCCAGCAGTCACCGAACGGGAAGCAGACAAAGGCCCGTAAAGTAAGCGCTTTGGCGTACTAGCAGAATCATAAATCTCGATACCCACAACCGTGCAAGCAGGCATCCCAGTAAACGAAAGAGCACCATTGTTTTCAATAGCACCAGAAGAAGCAGAAGTAAAAGCAATAGTTTGAGCAGCATACGAACCACCAGTAACTTGAGTACCAGCACTGGCATCATTGCCATTGGCTGTCATCAGTCGAAGTTTAGTAGCGCCAGTAATACTATAAGTAGAGGTACCAACGAGTGCATTAAGAAGAGCATTCTCAATAACGTCGGGGAGATTATCAGCCATAGCAAGATCCTTAAAATAGTTTCAAAAGATTGGAAGGGGGACACCCCGAAAGGTGCCCCCCGAACATCACTTACGCAATGCTTGAAGAAGTTTCAATCCGGTACAAGGAATCTTGACGGTAGATAGCCCAGCCTTGCAGGCTGTACCAACCGAGAGGACGTGCTCGCATCAGTTTGTCAACAATCGGACCCTGCACGATACCCGGCTCAACGGCAGTTGCCTCAGCAAGAGCCTGCGCGCCAGCAATAATCGTACGGTAAGCCTTAATGCTGCTAGCACCATCGGTAGCGACATACGCGCGTGGGGTTTCCACAACGTACGCTCCACCATAAACACCAGTCGTAGCGTTAAGAACGTTACCAACATTGGGATCGGTGTACTTGCGAATGTCCTCAAAGGACAATGCGCCTGTCTCCGCACGAAGGTCAAATGCAACCTCTGGGTGCATGTATGCTGCGTACAGCATTCCTTCACGAGGAACAGAGTTACCTGCCCGCATCTTTGAAACAGACTTACGAATCAAAGCGCCAGTAATAACGTCAGCCGGGGCCAAGTTCCCTGTTGCAGTAGCGTCTCCACCGAAGAACTTGTTAGTTCCACCGATAAGAGTAGCAACAACAACCCGATCAATTGAGTCAGCCATGTTGTATGCAACAAGGTTAGCAATTGCTGGGTCAACGTCTGAGAAAGCAAACTCTCCCAATTTCTTTGTTTCCAGAACAACGTTTCCGTACTCGTTAAGAGTAACCGTTACGTTGGTTGTGTTGCTTACAGCAACAGCATCTGGGTCCGCCGCCTCAGTGAGGGTTCCGGTCGAAGCAGCAAGATCCTGATACAACGAAAATACTACCGTTGAACCGGGCATTGCCTGTTGTACTGGGCGCTTGTCCGCAAGGTTGCGGAACAAAGGCTGTGAACGTAGAGCAAACTCTACATAGCGATCATAGGCCGCCTTGACCAAGTTGGACATAGCGGATGTACCTGTATAAGCGTTAGCCATTGTGCGATTTCACCTCCAAAGTGAATATGTTTAATTGAATGTTTTGTGAATCAAACAACCTGCGGTCCATGCGCGTTGCCGAACAAGACCTTGTTCAGTTCCTCAGGTGACGACGCTGCCCGGATGCGAGCATCCAGTTGGTCGAAGTCTCCGTCGAATGTTTGTCCAGATGACTGCGTGTCAGAGATTCTCTGTAACGCTTCCATATCTGCGGCATCAACCGCTGGTTCCTGACTTTGGCTAGAAGGAGCAGTCGAACCAAAAAGGTCCGCGTATTCTGCAACCCAACTCTCCACATCCTCAGGGGATGTTACATCAGAAGGAATCAATTTGATAATTTTATCAGGTAGACCCTTCGATGAAATAATATCTTTGACCGTCCGATCACGAGACATGTTGTGCATTTCATCTAACTTGCTAGACATTTCCTTGTTACGCTTCTCACTCGCGCGAAGAGCCTTACGTAACTCTTTCATGCCCGTGCTGTCATTTGCCGTATCTGTATCGTCGTCGTCCCAATCGTATTCAGACATTATTACTCCCTTACTATTCATTGATAGGTTAATCGCCACCCACTTTAGATCCTAGGGGAAGGAAAGAAAGGCTGTGACTATCGGACTTCATACACCAACGGGGCCGATAGATCCGTCTAGTGGTGGGCATGCCCAGAATCGAACTGGGGTTGAAGAAATAACACAGGAACTTTCACCGCGAATTACGTTTCTTTCTCACCTTGTCATGCCCTTATTCAGTTGTTAGATCTTTCTAAAGTCAGACAAAGACTTAGAGTCAAAAGCGGTAGTTCCACTAAAACGAGCACGTTCACGAGACTGCAAGCCCTTCACTTTCTTTTTTGCCGTAGCGTCCGCATCCATCGAAGAAAGCAACGCTTCACTGTCCGAAAGTTCTATGCGGTCAATGTTTGCAAGACGTGAAGTAGCATCCCTAACCTCCACACCCTTAACAAGATCCCTATTTAGCGCGTTCATGTTTATGTCTTGATTGTTTGCAAGACCACTAACAGATTCGGCAGCAGCAACATCAAGATCAAGACCTGCTATTTCTCCAAAGCCACCAACAATAGCAGCATTAGCAAGAGTGTTAATTTTGTTTTGACTACGTATAGGATCAAGAGTGTACTCAACCAAAGACGTAGCATCAATATTATAGAATCGTTGCAAAGAATCACGAACCTCTTGAGGAGTATCAGCAACAACGCGTTGAGCATCCCCAATGCGGCCCCTTACTTCTTCGACAGATACGCTATAATCACCAACAAGTTCAGCAATAGAATCGTATTCGCTTTGGCTGCCATCAGCACCAAGATAATCCCTAAGACCGGCTTCGTTAAAAACCCTGCGATAATCAGTCTCAAGGTTTAAATACTCTGCCTCGTTACGCACGTCCGTGTTCCCACGACCCTGCAAAGCAACTAAGCCCTTAAAGCGAGTCTTATATTCGCTAGTTTGACGTACCTTTTCAGCCAAGTAATCTTGGTTAGTTGAATCTTGAACCATCGTCTCTATCTGCCCAGCCAAAGAACCCATGTTGTATTGAGTTAGTAGTGTTCTAAGAAACGCTTTAGCGGAACGCTGTTCTGAAAGTTTTTTTGCTGCTGCGGCCTTCTTGTCTTGTTCGGCCCTGTTGGCAAAATATACTTCTTCAGGAGTGGGGCCAGCAGGAGTGGAGGGGGGAGGATTGTCAACTACTGGAGGACCCGGAATTGGTTCATATTTGCGAATAGGATCTGGTGCTGTTTGATTGGGAAATGGGTTAAAGTTTTCAGGAACAATGTTGTTGTAATAGTTGTTTAACTGCTCTTGTGTTAATGCCACTCAAATCACCTCAACCCAAACATCTGAAGAATATTCATACCGGCACTCGTGTACTCATCCAAAGCATTATCAGTTGCATCCCAACGCTCATCCTTGCGAATCATTTTCTTAAACTCATACATGGGAACAACACCCGGCTTCCCATCAGCACCAACACCCTGCAAACCCTTTTGCAACAACGTGTCATTTAAGTCAAGTGACTCAGAATCAACCTCTAAAAGATTAGCCATCTGTTGCTTGTAAGGTGAAGCAATGTCTGAAGGATCTTGACCAGCCTGAATTTGTTCCGCCCAAGCAGGATACGTACCAACCATGTACTGATTCCTTAACTGCTGCTTAACATCATCCTCAGTCAAATCACCAGCAGCAACTTGTTGAACATACTTATTAACAGCATCATCGCTAAGACCCAGACCATTTGTTCTAGACCAGTCGGCAATCGTAGATTGAAACTTACCCGCAGCGCCACCAAACACACCGTTTTGGGCATTAACATACTCAGCAAAAGCATTAATCTTTTCAGATTCGTTCCAACCAAAACGACGAGAGTTAACAGCAAACTCACGCATTTCAATCTCTGACATAACCGCGCCTCGTGCTACCGCCTGATCGCGTATTGTTGCTACATCAGAATCAATGCTTTCTTTCCAAAGAATAGGGTTTTGTGTTTCAAACTCCATGTCTTTGATAGCAACACCTTGGTATTTTTGGAACCAAGGCTGACCAATCATTTTAATAGCAGCAGCATCTTCGCTAAAGC